GCGGCAACGGAACGATCCGCGTCAAGGTCCGGCCGGGCACTTTCCGCTTCGACAACTCGGCCGCCGCCGACGAAATCACCCAGGCCGAGATCGGCGACTCCTGTTTCATCGTCGACGACCAGACCGTGGCCAAGACCGACGGTGCTGCGTCGCGGTCGAAGGCCGGCACAATCGTCCAGGTCGACGCGCTCGGCGTCTGGGTCAGGATTGGAATCTAGGGAACCAACACCATGCTCATCTCCGCTGCCAATCTCGACGCCATCCGCGTCGGCTTTTCCACCGCCTTCAAGCGCGGCCTTGGCCAGGCCAAGCCGCAATATGCCCGCGTCGCCACCACGGTGCCGTCGTCGACACGCGAGAACAAATATGGCTGGCTCGGCAAGCTGCCCAACATGCGCGAATGGATCGGCCCGCGCGCGGTGCAGAACCTGGCCGAGCACGATTACGCCATCTCCAACAAGCCGTTCGAGCTGACCATCGGCGTCGACCGCGACGATATCTCCGACGACAATCTCGGCGTCTACCAGCCGTTGTTCATCGAGATGGGGGAATCCACCGCCGCCCATGCGGATCTCCTGGTGTTTTCTGCGCTGAAGGCCGGTTTTGCCACGCACTGCTATGACGGCCAGTATTACTTTGACACCGACCACCCGGTGCTCGACGAGGACGGTGTCACTGTGCTGTCGGTCGCCAACACCGATGGCGGCGGCGGCACGCCCTGGTTCCTGATGGCCTCGGGCCGGGCGCTGAAACCGATCATCTTCCAGGAACGCAAGCGGCCGGAATTCGTCGCCAAGGACCGGGTCACCGACGACAATGTCTTCGAGATCAAGGAATTCCGCTACGGCGTCGATAGCCGCAACAATGTCGGCTACGGCTTCTGGCAGATGTGCTGGGGCTCGAAGCAGCCGCTGACGGCCGCCAATTACGCCACAGCGCGCGCGGCACTGATGAGCATGAAGGGCGATCACGGCCGCCCGCTCGGGCTGATGCCGGATCTGATGGTGGTCCCGCCAGGGCTCGAAAGCGCGGCGCGCAAGATCCTCAATTCCGAATATGCAGCAGGCGGCGAAACCAACGAGTGGAAAGGCACGGCCGAATTGCTGGTCACGCCCTGGCTCGCCTGACGCCACCACGCACCCAGGAGAAGTGTAATGGCCAGAAAGAAAGCCGGTGAGCAGAGCAATCCCCAAGCGGCGGCGGCGCAGAGCGCAAAGCCACCGCAGACCGCCGGATCCGTCAAGGAAACCCAGGTTCCGAAAGAAGCGACCCAGGACGAAAAGAGCCAGGAAACCCAGGCTCACCAGACACCGGCGGGGCAAACCAAGGCCGGTGCGGCAACGCCCGCAGCGGTTCCGGCCCCGCCACCAACCCCCGGAGAAGCACCTGCGCCCAGACTGGCGCTGAGGATCACCGCCAAGCAGAGAAAAGGCTTCCGCCGCTGCGGCGTGCATCACCCGGCCGCTGCCGTCGATCATCCCGAGGGCCGCTTCAGCGCGGCCGAGATCGAGGTGCTGAAGGCCGAACCCAATCTGGTCGTCGAGGATCTCTGACGCCGGAAGGAAGGCGAGACGTGGATTATTGCACGCAAATCCAGCTCGAAGCCCGCTACGGCGCGGCACTGCTCGTCGAGATCTCCGACCGCGCCGATGTCCCGACCGGGACGATCGACGCGGACCTGATCACCCGCGCCATCACAGACGCCACGGCCCTGATCGACGGTTATCTCGCCGGGCGTTACGCGCTGCCGCTGGCCACCATTCCGGCGCTGGTCACCGATCTCGCCCAGCGCATCGCGATCTATTACGCCCACACCAATGTCGCCTCGGAGAAGATCGGCAAGGATTACGAGGCGGCACTGAGGCAATTGAAGGACATCGCCTCGGGCCTGATCAAGCTCGACGCCGGCGGCGCGGAGCCGGCCGGTTCCGGCGCATCGGAAGTCCGCACCAACGAGCCCGAACGGCCGCTCTCGGCGGCAACGATGAAGGGATTTGTGTGATGGCGGGTGTGCGTCTGGAGCTTCAAGGATCGGAGGCGGCAATGGCGGCGCTTGGTGCAGCAGCCGCGCGGCTCGACGATCCGATGCCGCTTTATGACGAGATCGGGTCGATGCTGGTGGTCTCAACACAGCAGCGTTTCGAGCGCGAGGAAGCCCCGGACGGCACGCCCTGGCCGATGTCTATCCGGGTGCTGACCGAGGGCGGCAAGACCCTGTCGGACACGCGCCGGCTCCACAATTCGATGACGCATGAGGCGAGCAATGAAGGCGTCGCCGTCGGCACCAACGTGATCTATGCGGCGCCTCACCAGGTGGGAGCCACCATCAAGGCGAAGACGGCCAGAGGCCTGCGCTTTCAGGTGGCCGGCGGCTGGGTCACCAGGCAATCCGTCGACATTCCCCAGCGCGCCTTTCTCGGTCTTGATGCCGAGGACGAGAAAGCGATCGGCGACATAGCCGGAGTCTATCTCGGTCAACCGCTGGGAGGCCTTGATGCTGACTGACGAGGTGATCACCCGCATAGAGGCGACGGTGCCGGCGCTTGATGGCCGCGCCAAAGAGGCCGCCGATCTCTCCGAACTGGTCCGGCGCAAGGCGCTGCCCCAGGCCGCAGCCACGGCCTTTGTCCTGCCGCTCGGGCTGAGGCCGCGCAGCGAGGGCGATGCGGCTGCCGGGGCGTTCACCCAGATGCTCGACGAGATTGTCGGCGTGCTGCTGGTGGTGCGCGCGGCCGGCGACGCCAGCGGCGCGAAGGCACTGCCGCAGATCGGCGAACTGATCGACGCGCTGATCGCCGCCATCGCCGGCTGGGGGCCGGACGGCGCCATCGGCGTCTTCCGCGTGGCGCGCGGCCAATTGCTCTCCGCCGAAGCCGGCGCGGTCATGTACCAGCTCGACTTTTCGATCCAGAGACAGGTGAGGAATTTGGCATGACAAAGAAACCGGCCCTGTTACCGCAAGTCGGTGGCAGTTACGTGCGTGAGAAGGACGGATCGCTGAAACCGGCGAAAGACGGTTCGAAGCCTGAACCGGAAACGCCCGCGACCGAAACCGGGAAGGACTAGGCCATGCCGCTCAAATGGCGATCCAAGATCATTCTGTTCAAGATCGAGGCCAGCTACGGCGTCGACGCGGTTCCGGCCGGCGCCAACGCCTTCCTGATGACCAATGTCTCGTTCTCGCCGATGGAGGGCGAGGATGTGAGCCGCGATCTGGAGCTGCCCTATCTCGGCGCGCAAGCCATGATCCCGGTGGGCTTGCGCGGAAGGCTGCGCGGCCGGGTGGAGCTGGCCGGATCCGGCACAGCCGGCACCGCGCCGGCCTGGGGACCGATGCTGCGCGCCTGCGCCGTCGCCGAGACGATCACGCCGGCAACCTCGGTCACCTACAATCCGATTTCCGACGGCATGGAGTCGGGCACGCTTCATTTCTGGATGGCCGGCACGCGCCATGTTCTCACCGGCTGCCGTGGCCAGTGCACCATGCGTTTTACCGCCCAAGGCCTGCCCTATCTCGAATTCGACATGCTGGGCCTGTGGTCGGAACCCTCCGAGCAGGCGCGGCCTGCGCCGGTGCTGAGCGGCTTCAAGCCGCCGGTCGTCGTCACCCATGCCAACACGCCTGATTTCACGATCGATGCTGTTTCCATGGTGCTGCGCGAGGCGGTGCTGGCGCTCAACAACCAGGTCGAGCCCAGGCTGCTGGTCGGATCGGAATCGATCCTGATCACCGACCGCGCCGATGCGCTGTCGGCGCGCGTCGAGGCGGTGCCGGTCAGCACATTCGATCCTTATGACCTCGCCAATGACCAGACGAAAGTTGCGGTCGAGCTGGTGCATGGAACCGCCGCCGGTTCGACCGTAACGCTGTCGGTTCCCTCGGCCCAGCTCAAGCGGCTGTCGGGTTACGAGGAAGCCCAGAAGATCGCCGAATGGCCGCTTGAGCTGGTGCCGCTGCCGGTCTCCGGCAACGACCAGTGGACGCTGACCCTGACGTAAAATCAATCCGGAAAAGGACCCCGGCATGTTCAACATCGATTCCGCGCCCTGCTTCTGGGAGACCGTCACCGTCCGGCTGCCCAATGCCGAACCGGAGAGCTTCCGGGCCAGGTTCCAGGTGATGCCGGTGTCCGCATTCAAGCAGATCGACCTTGGCGATCCCGACCAGGTCGCGGGCTTTCTTGAAACAACCGTCACTGATCTCGAAGACATCGAGGACGGTTCCGGCCCGCTCCCCTTTTCCGGGCCGCTGCTCGCCCGGCTGATCGACCGGCCGGATATCCGCGCGGGCCTGGTGCGCGCCTATGTCGAGGGGATCGGCAGGGCCGCCCAGGGAAACTGATCATGGCGGCGCGGGCCTGGGCAGAAGGCACACTCAATGACACGCCGCCAATTAATGAGGACGACGCGATCGCCGATGCCCGTGCGGCCGGTCTTGATGCCGCGGCTCAGGCCGCGATCGCCAGATGGGACCGACATCGCAGCAGTGGCTCATTTTCCGGGGTCTGGCCGCAAAACGCCGCTGCCGCCACCGCCTTCCTCACTGCGGCCAGCCAATGGCGCACCACACTCTCTGGCCGGAACGGCTACATCATCACCCGCTTTATTGGGGTCGATTATGCCGGTGCCGCCATCGCCTGGTCTGCGCGCGGCATCGTTCTGGACAATGAGACTTTCAACGGACTGACGGTGATGGAAATGGCGGCGCGCGACGCGCTCAATGGCGTCGGAGAGGTGGTAACACCATGACGCTGCGCTTGGCCCTGGTCATTGACGGCGATCCGGCCGGTGCCAAAAAGGCACTGAGCGAGACGGCAAGCGCAGTTGAGGATCTCGGCAACAAGGCAGAGACAGCAGGGAAAAAAGTCGAAGCCTCATTCAAGGGGTTTGAGTGGGAAAGCAGTGAAGCGACCCGCGCCCGGCTTGGCCTCAAACAGATCGCTGATGAAGGAGATCGCGCGACAACCGGCATAAAGGCTGCGGGCGACGCGGGCCTGACAGCGGCTCCGGATATTGCCAAGGCTGGCGACGCGGCGGGGACAGCGCGCGAAAAATTCGACGGGCTTGCAACCGTCGTGGCGGGGGCCGCCGGCGGATTGGCCGCAAGCGTCGCCATCACGGCCGTCAGTGAGGGCCTCAAGATCGCGGCTGGGGCTGCCGCGGATCTGTTTCGCGAGATCACCTCCAACCAGCCGATGATCGAACGGGCGCTGACATCCCACGCCGATCTGGTCGGTCGTATCAAAAGTGCCTGGGCGGAGGCCAGCGGCGCCGCGTCCAGCTACGGTGTCGATTCCATCGCGCAATTGCGGTTCGAGGGTCAGCAGAATGTCAGCCGCCTGGGCCGCTCGGCCGAAGCCGCGCAACGTGACCTCATTCGCGGCAGCGATGGATTGCGGCCCTCGGATGTGTTGGGCGCGCCATTTGCGCGCTTCGGCCCCTTTCAGGATCAGGTGAGCGAGTTTCGAAAGGAGCTCAAGGACGGCGCGGCCGATGTGATCGCGTTCCGGCGCGAGGTCGCCGAAATCGCCGAAATGCTGCCCACCGAATCGCCCTTCCGCGGGCTAGCCGAGCAGATCTTAGAAGACACGACGGCCGCCGCCGAACTGCAGGCCGAACTTGAACGCTCACGCGATCTGCTCGACGGGGTGAAAGGCAGTGCGGAGGCAGCAGCCACGGCGCTTGGCGGCAAGGCCGAGAAATATGGCGAGCTCACAGACGGGGCGGCAGCAGCCGGCGGCGCCGTCGCCGGTACCAATGCTGCAATCATCGCTACGGCTGGCGCGGCCACGCAGGCCATTGTCCCGCTGTCCGAGTACAGCCGGCTGCTTGGCTCGATCGGTGGCGCGGGGACGTCGCTTCCATTCAACGCGGTGCGCGCCGCAACAACGCCGCCATTTGCCGAGGGCAGCTATGCTGCGGGCGGCTACACCGGCGACATCGCGGCATCCGATATCGCCGGCTTCGTGCATGGCAGGGAATTTGTCTTTGACGCTCCCGCCACTGCCCGGATCGGCGTTTCCAACCTCGAAGCCATCCGCCGTGGCGTGGCGGGCTATGCAG